GAGACGCGGGGCTTCCTGCTCCAGAGCAGGCCCCAGGAACGGCCTCGCCTTGATCCCGCGCCTGCCGATTGCGCGAGCAATCACGAATTCAAGCCCCGCAAGACCGTGGCGGCGCGCCCAGCCGGAAAGCGCATCGGGCGGTGGCATTTTGCCAGGACGGCGACCGTGCTCCACGAACAGCGAATAGTTCACGTTCGCGGCAACACGCGCGCCGAGCGCTCCACGAAGAGGAAAGGATTCAATGCTCGCGCGCAGTCTGCCGGTGTCAACCGGCGCCGCGCGCTTCGCAGAACCCTGGATGTTCAGCGCAGTCTCCCAGATTGCATCAGAGATGGCGCGCTCGATCTCGGGAGTGAGCCTGCGGATGCGCACCACAAGCTCATTCAGCCCCTTCAGATGGACCTGGATCATGCTTCCTCCTGCGAGGCCTGTAGGGCTTCGATTCAGAAGGACCAACCTCTTCCTCCGCTGGGATCACAGCCCACCCTTCTGCGAGGAAGATCCTGGCCAGCTCGTGGGGGAGGTCGTACGTCTGACCTTCTTCGTACGTCCTGACCTCGATGCCGTCAGGGCTGGCCTTCACGGTCCTGACCATAGTCAGCTTCATCATCTATCCTCCTCTCGCCTCCTCAAAAGAAGGCGGAGGGCCGGGAATGCAGACCCGAACCCTCCGCCCTGCTGGGGGTGGCAGGCATGGGGGTGATAGGCCCCAGCAGTTTAGCTCCTGTGCCTTGGATGACCCCGCAGGACCAGCGCGCCGTACGCACCGCCCGAGGTCGCACCGCTCACGGTCGTGGTGACCCGCAGGTACCTCTTGGACCCGATGTAGCCGAATGTGAAGGTTTTGTCGTCGTCGGTTGCACCGATCGTGGGAAGGGTCCCGAGGATATCGGAAGATGCAACATTGCTCCAAGTGCTTGCATCGTCCGATTCCTGCAGGCCGATTGCGTGCGACCCGTCGGTGATCGTGCCGGTTACGACCAACACGAGCGCAGCCTCGTAGCCCTGGAGATCCACAGCGCTGCCGTTCGCGCTGGCAGTGTGAGTATCAACCGCCAGCGAGATGGCAGGGCTAACATCAGAGCGAATATCCCGCGCCATCGTCTAATCCCTCCTTATGCAGCAATCTTGAGCTTCCGGATGGCCTCGGCCAGAACGACCTGACCACCGACGCGCTTCCGTGCGTGGAACCGCACTACACCCTGCGCTGCCTGGGTGTAGGGGTCGCGCTGGATCGCAATCTGGACGCGATCCACGATCAGGTAGCCACGCCGGAAGTCCCCGAATGCAAGAGGCGTCGAGTTCGCCGCGATGTCCGGCATGTCGGGCGCAACGACATACGGGCGGTCCAGGATGGTCGCAGGAACACCGCCCGCAAGCCCCGGCTGCCACAGGTAGTTGCCCTGCGCATCCTTGAGCTGCCGGATCGCCTTTAGGGTCCCGCGGTTCAGCACCCAGACACCGTTGCGGGCGTAATCCTCCTTCAGGTCGAAGTACAGGGAGATCACGCCGTCAGCAGTGATCTGAGATGCATGCCCAGAATTGGTCACGCCCACGTTCGGGTTGGTCAGGAACCCCTCGGGCTTGCCGACTGCATTCCCGGACACGAAAGCAGCGCCCTCTGCGACGCCGAACTGCTCGGCGAAGTCGGCCTGGATCTCCTGCTCCAGGTTGAATGCGCTGTCCTCCAGCATCTGGAGCGAGACGTCCACGAGAGCGTACAGCTCGTGCGTGGGGATCTCCTCCAGGCCGAACCGCAGACCGGTAGTCTCGGAGCGCTGGCCTAGTTCTGCAACCCAGCGCGCTGCGAACACGCCGGTGCGCACCGGGAACTGGACAGAACTCCGAGTAGTCGGGCGAACTCGCGCAATGGTGCGGATCGGGGAGAACTCCACGATACCGCGGATGATCTCGTTAGCGTACTCTACAGGCGCGAGATAGCCCGCCTGGGTGTCGTCAGCAACTGCGAGCACCTTCAGGGCTTCGGGAGTGATAACACCCTTGCGCAGGTACTCGCTGAACGCCTTCATCGCCTCGGTCTGAGGAAGCTCGCCCTTGTCGCGCGGGACGCGGGAAAGCTTGACCTCCAGAGCATCCAGGCGCTCATTGATGCGGTCGATCATCGCCTTGGTCTCGGCAGTCGCCTCGCCGTGCTTGCGGATCTCGGCCTCCTGCCGATCCAGGATGGCCTTGAATTCGCTCCAGGTCTTGTTCAGATCCTCGAACAGCTCTTTCATCTTGCAACCTCCTTCAATGAGAGATTCGCCGCAGCGCGTCCTGGCGCATCTCAGCGATCAGTTCGCGGATGGACTGAATCACCTTCGCGTCCATGCCGTCCTCTGCGCCGTCCTTCGTGCGGGTGTCGAGGGAAGACTGGACTTTCTCCGCGTCTTCATCCTCGCCATCCGCAGCGCGAAGGAGTGCCTGCAGTGCTTCGATCGCCTGCTCGACCAGGCGCCGGTTCGCGGCGGACAGAACACGACCAACCTTCGCTTCGCGTGCACCGATGATTGCGTACAGGGCAAGCTCAAACGCTGCCTCTTCGCTCTCCCACGGTGGCGTGCGGTCCATCTTCCGGTAGTAGCGCGCAAGATGACGCTTCACCGCGGGGATGTCGGATTCTGGAATGTCAACACCTCCGCGCGCGCCCTGGATCACTGCTGCAGCAGCGAAGATGGCGCGCGGGACCGCGCGAAGCTCGCCGTCAATGACGTCCGCAATGGGCAGCTTGTAGCCCCGGAAGTTCTCGGCGTCGTCTGGATCGTACCAGACGAATGCCTTCCGATACTTGGACCAGTCGATGTTCTCCTTCTCAGGACCCCCCGCCCATCGGCGGACCCGCGCCTCTGCAGCATCGCGGTCCCAAGGGCGGTCAAGGTCTGCTAGTGGCAAATCCTGGAATGGGACGACTGCCTTGCTCTCCACGATCCTCGCCTCCTCGTTCGCGGGGAATGTGACAACAGACACTTCCCACAGCCTGATTTCTTTGAGATGCCGAACACCGCCAACCCACTGCTCCTTGATTGTGTCGAAGCCGATACTCAACCCAAGTGGCACGCCGTGCTTCAGAGAGTGCCGAATGTCTGCAAGAAGCTCGCGCGCGCTCTGCTTCTCAAGATTCAGCACACCGCGCGCGAGGAGACCTTTGTTGTCCTCTTCGAGGTATGCAACACCAACACGCGCGCGCGGGTCGTGGTCTGCAAGCAGAGGCACGCGCCCGTTCTTGTGACGCAGTGTCTGCGCAAATGCGCCCTTGTCCACCACGTCGCCCTGCAGGTCAACAATGCCGAAGACGGAGGCGTAACCGACAAACTCGCCCTCGTCGGTTACCTCCTTGATCTCCAGCTTGTAGGATTTCCTCTCGCGCATGCTGGCCTCCTCAGGTCTTGATGACATGATAGATCTCCGTACACCTGCAGTTGATCACCTCTCCAGCAGGACCGCGCGCGTCACCCGGGAACATCAGGCCGTTGCTGTACGGCTCATCAAGAGGCTTGCGCTGGCCATCAATCGCAACGTGCGATTCTCTGGTGCGCCCGTCTCGGGTCGCTAGCCACTCTTTCACCAGAGGCAGCCCGCTAGCTTTCGCGGCTGCCCTGCTCCCGAGATTGGACGCACCGATGACTTCGGTCCGCGCAATCCTCTCGGCGCGCAGAATATTAAACTCGGCAATTTCCTCCGCAAGCTTCTTCGCAAGTGCGTCCGTTCCAAGGCCTTCGCCGACGCCCGCAGCAAGAATCTCCCGCACCTTCTTGCGAGTCGTGGAGACAATATTCCTGATCTTCAGCCCTGCGATATCGCGCAGGTAGCGAAGAACCTCGTCCATCCAGGTCTGCTTGAATTCCTCGGGCATGATCCCCTTAAGGTTCCGCGCGATGTCCTCTGCGAATGCTTCTGACACGCTGAGATACGCAGCGAGAAGCAGCGCCTCCCAATCATGCGAGGCTCTGTCCAGAAACATGTCCGCTGCGACCTCTGCGGCGCCCGGGTTGGGCGCGTCGCGCACAACACGCGCAAGACCGCGCCGTTCATTCTCAAGCTGCTTCGCGACCTGGCGCTGAACTGCATTAATCCAGGCCTCGCGACGGCGGTCAATCTGCTTCCAGTAGGCCGTCTTCGCCTCCTCGGTTTCCAGGCCGAGGGCTTTTAAACCCTTTCCCGTCGCCATTGAAAGCAGCGGGACGACCGAGATCGGGGCGAGGATCACATCACCGCCGGGGATCTCCTCGTAGCCGACCGCCCGCCTCTTCTCGTTGATGGTCAGCCAGTCGGCGCGGATCAACCGCTCCCAGACTGCCTGGCGGTCCTCCTGCAGCGCCTCGATCTCGTCGCGGTCGTAATCAAGCCACAGGTCATCGCCGAACTTGCGCACAAGCCAGGCGTTCAGGTGATCCCTGAACCAGTCCATCAAGGGCAAGACCGTCTCGGTGTAGAACGCCTTGCGCGCCTCACGGTAATTCGAGTACGTCTTGTTGGCTGTATCGCCGATCAGCTCCGGCGGTACACCGAAGCCGATTGCGATTTCCCGCGCGCTCAGCTTCATCCCCTCAAGCCAGTCCATATCCTTGGGGCTGACGCTCATCT